CGAAACCTTGGGTGGACTTGTACCGTGTGACCACGGATTGTCACTATAGCGGCTGTTCCGCGATCACAGGAAGTCTCTTGCCAAGATCTCCATAACAGGACCGACCATGTCTACTGGTGCGGTACTGAGGATGACGTCGTCTGCGAACTCGAGCACGTCACGTTCTGTCAACCCATAGCGGTGAAAACAAAAAGCGTGGAAATCGTGGCCGTCAATAACCTTGTCAACAATAATCTTGTCTTTGATGTTGGCAAGGGTAATGCCGGCCACTTTGGCATTCCAGCTAACCTCGAGCGGGAGCTCATGGTGTTTTCGTTTGTGGTCTCTGAGAACGTGACTCCACTCGTGTTCGAACCGACACAAGAATGCGTCCCTGATAGGTGGCAAATGACGGAATTCATAAGCGTAACCGATCGATTTGCCAGCCATGTACTGGTGGTCAGACAATGCTTGGTTGTTGTTGGCTCGTGTATTAAACCTGGCAAGAGCTTTCCCAATAATGGGCACCGTGAGGTGGCAAGTCCCTTGCACAGGAACAAACAGTCTGCTGAGAAACGTACAGTCACAAAGATGCTTGAATCGCTTGGCTTTTGCCTCCATACGGGCATCGTCAGCAATCCCAGCATAAGTCTTTGCGGCATAATGTTGTAACCCAGAAATTTTCGCAAGCATGTCATCGCCCAAGACCATGGCCCTACAGGTTCTTGCTTTCTGCTGAATGAGGAATGCAAACAGAATAGTCATATTCCAGAAACAATTACGAAAAGTCGTGTCGGTGGCCCCGGTAGGAAGCATGTTAACAAGGCGAGCCTTGAGACCATGCTCCCTATTCTTTCCTGTGAATTCGTTCGTCTTTGCGTGCAAACGAACAAACCACTCGGGACAACCCAAACGCCTCATCATAGCCATCTCTAGAATAATAACATCTGCGCATTGAGTCTTATCATTAGCAGAAAAATCACACTCAATATACTCTCCTTGTCCACCTGAAAGCCAAGGAGTATAATCAGAAGGCACTTTCTTGTAGGCACATTTGACCCGCCAGTCGCCGTTCATGCGATCGCATGAACGGGCTAGCCTGCGCATGAGCTCGTTAAAAACGGGCCCAGACACAGCGTTATAAAGGTCGGTACCTTTAAAGATAACGCGGGGT